TATGGGGTTGAAGGCTCTGGAAAGGAGAGGGCCATCTCCAGGGTGAAGGAGTTGTTGCCGTCGCTGGACCTGTCACCGGGCAGGCTTAGAGTGGACCATGACGGACTCGCAGACGCGGGGCTGCTCGCCCTTTACGGAGAGAGAATGCTCGATGACCCGCGACACCTTGGCGGTATCCAAATCTGACTAAGCCCCGTTGATGGCTGCCAGGATGGTGGCCTTCGACCATGAGCTTGGAACACTGATGCCCATACTTTCCGCAGCAGCCGTAAGCTCAGCCTTCGTGTTGTCCATGGACCAGTTCGAGGGGGTCTCGACGATGATGTCGATGCCCCGGTCAAACGGGCCTTCGACAAAGACCCCGGCGCCTGGAGTGTCTGAACGCCTCGCCCCCGTGCGGTGGGCGTCTGCCTCGGTGAAGTAGACGATGAGCACACCGGGCGCGTTGAGGCTTCTAATCATGAGCGCCGGGTAGGAGAGGGCGTCTGTCAGGTAGTATCGTCCAGCGTTCATGTTATCACCTGGTATTCAAAGCTGACGTCAATCTCGCCCTGTGTTGTTGCCGTGGCATCCGGTCCTACAGGGGGCGACCCGAAGTAGCCAGTCCAGTCGTTCCACTTCAGCTTCGGGTTGACGGCGCCGGCTCCTATCGTGAAGTTAGGCGCACACTCAACCAGCTTTCCCGTGGCACCGTTCAGGCCGAAAATCTCACCATTGGTCAGGGTCACCTTCCGTTGCAGCACCCCTGCGGTGTATGTGTATGACCCCCACGGCGTCAAAAGCTGCCCGTCTACCTCAAGCTGGGCGGTGGATGATATGGGGGATGGCCAGCCCCACTGCGGGGCCTCCCAGAACGTAACAACGTCCCAGATAACCCGTAACAGCCTGGACCCTGCCGGAAGGGAGGCGGCGAACGTGAAGGTGCCTGTCGCTGCGGCGATGTCTGTGTAGTCGAGACGCTCAACCACGGAGGTGGTGTTGGTAACGGTCGATCCGCCCCCGCCCCCACCACCAGCAACTGGCCCTGAGTTTGTGTATGTGCTGAGTAGATTGCTCATGTCACCCCCTACTCAAAACAGATGGCGAAGCAGGCGGTTGCGCCCGCTTCCGAAATCTGGACCCAAATCCCACCCCCCTCTGTAGTGGGAACGGCGGTTATGGGAAAGAACATCGAACCCATGCTGGAGATTGCTATGCCGGCACCGCCGAGAGCTTCGTGGCCGACCCTGACCAGGATGGTGGTTCCAGAGGTGTTGCTCAGGAGTATCCCGGAAGGAAGGGAGCCCCCCATGGCTGCCACCGCCTCGTCGATGAGGTTTCTGGGGGAGTTGGGGCCTGCAACGATGTGCTCATCCAGCATCATGGTCGCCGTCTTCTCAGTGAAGACTGCGTTGTTCGTGTATTGACGGGCTGTAATTCCTGCTGCCATGACCACTCCTTAAAAGTGTTGTGGTTATTGTGCTTTCTTTGACCGCTTTTGGAGGAGGCCTTCGGTGTGCTTCAGGTTAGCCTTCTCGCGGGCAACCTCTCTCTTGATAACCTTATCCCAGTCCTTAGCCTCTATCAAGGCATCACGCGCCTGGGCGTCCTTCTCTGGGGTCTTGAACTTCTTAAGCTTTTTGGCGAGCAACCTGAGGGCACCAGAGGTTCCCTTCTTCAGGTTCTTCTCAAGGTTTTCGAGATACCAGTCAGCAGACCCCTTCTCCACAATCTTGGACTTGCCCATCTTGATGCCTGACTTTGTCGCCTTGACCGTAGACTTCCTCTTGGAGAAGAAGCGCACGGGCCTTGGTAGGACACCAATAATCCTCCGAACCGCGAACCTCATTGCCGTCTCTTTCCTCGCGGGGTCTGGGCTGACCCCGGCGGGGATGGGGCCGACTCCCCTCTCAGCCCCGACGGCCATGGCGGTCTGCGCTGCTTTGGACAGGGTGCCACCGACAAAGGCGGCGCCAAACTTGGCTATAATCTCGTCGTATGTGCGGCCGTACCCGTACTTGTCTTTCATGTCGGCCTGGAGAGCGGCCACCAATTCCAGTGCCGGGTTGCCGGCCAGTGCGGCAAGCTCCATCGTATCCTTCCAGTTGAGACGCTCGCCCCTTACCTGCTTGATGGCGAGCGCGAGGCGCCGCTTGTCTTCTGGGGTCTTGCCCTCGGTCTGTAGCCGCAACAGCTCCTTGGCGTCAGTGTCACCCCTCGCCAGGGCTAAGAGGCCCGTGGCGGCACGCATTCCGATGTCGAACGGGCCAGAGAACTCCACATACTTGAGGTCTTTGACGGGGATGACGCCCTCTTTGCCCTGCTCCCCAAGCCACATGGCAGACGCATCCTGGCCGTAGAAGGATGACACTGGGCGAAGGGAATCCTTGATTGCGCGGTCCTCGATGTTCCCTGCTTGGCTGAAGACGGCCCGCCTACCAGACTGCGCCGTTGCGTCTGCCAGTTGGCGACCGATTATTGCTGCGCTATCAGTGTGAACGATGGGCGAAAATTCCCCTTTCAGCACGTTGCCGACGAGACCGCCGCGCCTGCCTGCCAGAGCCTTGCTGAACCAGGTATAGAACGGCGAGAAGATAGTCAGCGGGGTAGACCTGAGCCACCGGACTATGGCACCCGTGTCCCCGTAGTTGAAGAACTTGTTCTCTGCCGCCATCGTTGCCCCGCGCCCCACGATGTCCGAGAGTTCGTCGGGTGTCATCGGACGCTTCTGACCCTTGCGGTAGAACTGGCCGTCAGGCCCCCTCCTGATGGGGATGACGGTGTTGCTGTCGACCATGATGCTGGCCGACTCACCGGGCTTCAGGGTGTCCAGTTCAGACATCACCCTCTTGTATGTTCTTACAGACTCTTCGAGCTTGGGGAGTGCGTCACCCTGGCGATAGAACCCCTCGAAAGCCTTCGCCAGCTTGTCCTTCGCCTTGCCGAGCCTGCCGCCCTTATCCCCCTTGTAGAGGAGGGTTTCGACAGCAATCATGTCGCTGTCCAGAGCACCCGTCTTCTCGATGGACCTATACATGCGGTTCGCCGTGGGGTCCGTAAGTGCCTTGGCTTTGTATGCCCTGTGCTCCATGCCCGCAGCGGCAAGGTCTGCTATGACGGCGGGGAGTGGCCTGCCTCTGGATATGCTCTGGATGAGAAGGTTGGCGGTGATGTTGTTGATGCCCGACGAGATGTTGTAAACCGTCAGGTTCTTTTTCATCCTGGTGGTCCACTTGCTTGCGTTGCCTCTGAAGGTTTTGCTGATGTCGTTTCTGAAGTTCTCAGAGTCATCTATCAGCTTGAACGCACCCTGCGCCCTTGGGTCCAGGTGGCCCCCAAGTTCATCAACCTTTTTGAACTTAAAGAACCTGTCTGACAGTGCCTCAACCTCTCGCGCCACCTTCTTGGGGGAAAGGGTGGGGTGGTCCTTGATAATCCTGGCGACAACCCCGTCAATGTTTGCGTCAAGTTGTGACCTGAGCTTGGATGGCGGCATGTCTTTGAATGGCATGAACATGACGGGGGCACCATCAACTAGGCCCTTCTCCAACTCGTATGCCTTCGCCCAGATGTCGTGGAAAAGGGCTGGCTTCTCGGCAACCATACGGGCAAAGCCCTTCTTGCCGCCTTCGGGCTTAACCCAGCCCTCATGGTACAGGCCCAGCAGTGGGTTCGCGGTGTCTGCAACAATTCTCGCCCTGTGGTTTCGAGTCTCCTCCCTGGCGATAAGCGCAACAGCCCTGTTGAGCACGCTCTTTTGAGCACCGGGCGACTCCGCGACCGCCTTCTGGACGAGGCTTTCCAGGCGCCAGTCTTTCCACTTGCCATCTGCGCCCTTTAGCCTGATCACAACTATCGGCTGGCGCCCTTCGTCCCACTGCTTCATTGCATAGCGAAGCTTTTCTCCAGCCCCCTTGGGCCTATCGCCAAATCTGACAAGCTTTGCCAAGACCGCGTCATAGACCTTGCTGTCATTAAGGAGCGCAATAGAGTCGCCGGTAAGAATCTCTTGAATCTGGGTAAGGTATCGGCTCGTCAGGTCAATCTGCGCCCCCCTTGGGGCACCCTTTCTGGATGGCGCCTGACCGCGCTTTAAAACAACCTCCATCTTTTCGAGAACCTTGGCGACCTCTGGCGGCATTCTGGCGACCATTGGGCGCACACCGGTTGCCTTCAGCCTTGCTTTCATCCCCTCCTGTTGTGCGGCTAGGGCCTTGTCCACCATGCCAGAACCGTACTCGATGTCAACGGACCCAACCCTCTTTGGCTCTGGTGCCCCGATGCGAACCCTTGAGTCAATCAAATCGAAAAGCTCAGGCAGCTCGTCAGCAAGCCTTACCAGATCTTTAGTAAACAGGTCGGGCTCCAGGATTGCGTTCCTGAGCAGGGCTTCTGCCCTGGCGTTGTCGACGGCAGCCACATCTGTAAACAGGCGTCTTAGGGTGGACGTGTTGACGCCCTTGTTCCGCGCCACCGCCCCAAGGGTCTTGACGGCTGGGGCAAGTGCAGCCGCAATGGCGGCCTCGTCCACCATGAGCCCGACTGCGGCACCCTTGAGCGAAGACTTCAGCAAGTCCCCGAAGGTGAGAGCCTTGGCACCACCAGACAGAACGGGTCCAGCCTCTGCCATGACCTCGACAACGGGGGCACGCTTCTTCAGCGGCCCGATGGGTATGTCTGCAATCTGCTGGGGAACTTCGAGAGCCTTGCGTGTGACCTTGGCTGCGGTGCCCCTGACGATGCCCTTGGACTCCATCTCCTTGAGGGCTCTGATTGCTCCGACGTGACCCCTCTTGGCTGCCTTCGCAATCGCAGGGATCATCGGCATCACGGTCAGTAATGCCTCGGCTGGGTGGGTGCGGAACGTGTCGAGTGGGTGCTGTACCATGTGCGCCGTGAAGGCTGCGCCGCCTACCAGCAACTCACCGGGCATCTTTGTGCCCTCCTCATACGCACGTCCGACGCCCTCTAAAAACCCCTCCTCTTTCTCACCAAGGTCGAGAAGCTGGGCACCCAGCGCCAGGGTTCCCTCTGACAGTTGGGCAACAGACTTGCGCCAGTTGTCAGTGAAGTCTTCGGTTATTCTGGCCACCCGCTGGCCTTCGAGTTCCTTCTTTGTGTGCAAGAAGGCGTCATACACCTCCTTCTTGCGGGAGATGGCTTGACCAGGAGCCCCTCGGCCAGGGAAGACGTCCGTCGCAGTGCCCTTCACGAAGCCAACGCCCTTGGCTGCGACTTCGGCAACCGGGCTTAGAACGTCTTCAACAAAGTCAAACGGCTCAGGAGGGTTGAAGATTGACGGCCCCCTCTCGTATGCCTTCTTGATTGTCGCCCTCTCGGCCTTCATCTCATTGAGCTTCTCCTTGGAGAGCGACATCTCCTCTTTTGTCGGAGTGAACCCCAGGTGCTCAATGATGGCAGCCTTCGCCTCGGCACCCGTATAACCGGAGTCCCGCATCTGGTCGAATATCTCAAATCCTGTTGGCATTGCTTACAGCCTAGAAGAATTCAGTTGCCGGCGGGCGCACGGGGCCGCCGCTGGTGGGGGGTTTTGGTGGTGTTGAGGCGTTTGGTGCGACGGGGGTTCTGCCTAGAAGCTCGTTGCCGCGCTTCTCTGCTGCCTTCCTTTTGGCTGTCGCCCTTTCAAGCCTGACTTCAGCCTCGGCGATGGCCGTCTCCTGCGCCTCGATGACGTCGGGGTCTGCATTGGGGCCAAGGGCTGCCCTCTTTTTCTCGCGCTTCCCTTTCTCCCCCTTCCAGGCTGCCTCTTCCATGCCGGCCCTCGTCACCAGCTTGAAGGCGTCGAACGCCAGCTTGTCTTGCATGGGTTGGCGCCCACGCCGGCCCGGTCTGAGCCTCGCTCTGAGCCGGATGGCGGTCTTCGTGCCTTCGACTCTTATCTTGTTCTCCTTCTCGAACTTCTTAAGCTGTCGTTCTTCCTTGGCGATATCTGCCGCCAACTGCCGAGCCTCTTTGTTGACCTGCCTCACCTCTCCTCGGCCTTCCTTGTCAATCTGGTCCTGTCTCTTCCGGTTCTCGGCACGCCGCTTTGCGAGAATCTTTGCGTATCCCTTCTCGTTCTCTGGGGAGTACCTCTTCAGGTATTTGAGGGCGGTCTTGTAGGCCTGGTCACGCTTCTTTCCCATGCCGTAACCAATGCTCTCAAGGATGCCTTCAGGCTTCACGAGGTCGTCAAGCTGACCCAACAGTGCAGCACCCTCTTCAAACGTCTCAGCCTGCCGCATCGCCGCATACAAGCCTTGGAGCGTTGAGATGACCTGCTGCTTCGTCTCCGGGACTGGCTGGGGAGGGGTGACCTGGGTCTGGGCACCAGCCGTGGCGGCGGGGCGCGACTCCTCCCTTCTGGCGGCAGCGGCAGCCTGGAGCCTGCCCTCCATCTCAGACTGCTCCAGCTCTGCCTGCCTGTCCTCCTCCTCAACCTGTGCGCGGGCCTCTGCCTGCGCCTCCTCCCAGGTCCGACGCTTCAGGCTGACGGGTCCGTAAGTCGCGAAGTCCCGGGCAGGCGGCTGCGGGGTCTCGTCGGTCCAACCTGCGCCCCAGTCGGCATGCATCCTGTCGATGACATCAAGCTCCCTCTTGGCGATGGCTTGAGCCTCCTCAAACTCCATCTCTTCTGCCGTCTCCGCCCCCGCCGACAGCTCTTGGTATGCCTGCTCCCATGCCGTTTTGAATGACATCCCCGACCGGCCATCGGTAAAGCTGGCCTGGTAAAGCTCGTTGGCCAGGTTCTCGACATCCTCGTCTGAGGGTCTTGCTAAAGTACCCACACGCGGACTGGCCTGTAGTCGAAACCTGTCTGGCCTAGTAAGAACCTCTCCCGCCCTTTCGTCGATCCTGTCTTGAACAGACTGGTCCTGCTCCTCCAGGGTGAACGTCCTGCCGTCCTCGACAAACTGCTCGACCTCTTCCGGGGTGAAGCTCGGCTCCTTTTCAAGGATGTTAAAATCATACCCTGTGCGCCCGGGATCCCTGGAAAGCTCGTAAAGCCTTCTCGCCTTGGCGTCGATTCGTTCTTGGGTGGTTCTTGTTTCGACCGGGGCGAACGTCTCTTCATCTCTGACGTACTGACCCTGGAAAATCTGGTCCTTAATGAACTCACCCTGGTCAGAAGGTATCGGGGGTGCAGGGGGCGACGGCTGCTGGGTCCTGACGGCGGGTTGCGACAGTTGCGGGGTGAGGGGGGACTCAGGCAGTTGGGTGCCTTCCCGCAACTGGCGCTCCCATTCCATCTGCGCTGGCCCCTTTCGGGTCTGGGCATAGAGGTCTGCAATCGCCTGGTTTTCAGTAATCTTGCCCGTGGATTCGGGGATAAGCTTCTCCCCAATCTGAGCCGCATTAAGGCCGAGCTTAAGCCACTGGTTAATCTCAGACGCAGTGTCGCGTCTGCTCATGGCGCTTGGCGTGTGCCTCGCAATACGTCGTCTGAGAATACGTGCCATTAGAAAATCCCTTGGAAGTACCGTGGTCGGGTACACTATCTTAGGTTGAAGGTCCCCGCTTTTCTCTCGCGTGTAATCCGGTCCTGAATCATCTGTCTGACAATGGGGTCTGCCACATGCTTCAGCTTATCGCGATAGTATTTGACCCTGTCCATGTTCGCGCCGACCAGGTCAGCCTCTGGCTGCCCAGCAACGATGGCATCGAACTGCTCCTCTGCGTTGCGCTGAACGTCCATAAGCTCTGCGGCTTCGAGAGCCTGTGTCGCCTCGACGTCAGCAGCAGCCATCTTGGCAGCCTGGATTCGGGCATCGTTTTGAGCCTGCTGTGCAGACACCGCCCTCTCCGTGTCTCGGCCAACCTGCCCAAGGGCCGCGAGTGTGCCTCCACCCGCAGCCCTCCGCCCAGCCGCCTGGAATTGGCTCGCCATGCCCCTGGCAGCCTGTGCCCGAAGTTCAGCAAGGCTCTTATCACTCGCCTCCTGGGCCAGAGTGACACCCTGTTGCGCTAGCTCAATCTGAGAAAGCTTCGCCGCCGCAGCACGGGCGCGAGCGTCCTCGAATTGTTGGCGAGACGCTGTGGCTGCCTCTGTTGGGCTTCGGTCTGCCCTTCGCCGGCTCGACCCATATCTGCCCCCAGTACCGGCGACGGCGGTTCCCACCAGGGCGTCCGCACTGCGCCCTAATTTTGAAAGTATCCCCATTGCCCTACTCCTGATTCGCTGTTACCAGCGTAGTCTTTCCGATTAGATAAACCCAGTTGCCATAGCGTGGAACGATGACGTTGGCTGCGGGGAGCGCACCAAGTCCCGTGGTGTCCTTGATGCCCCACCGAACCTCGATGAAGCTCTCTTGCCCTGAGGTGGTTGGCGCACCCCCCAGTGCCGCTGGCGGTCTAGCCCCGACGTTGGTCCTGGCGTTGGCCTCGGTTCGAGCCTGCCCAATAAAGAACGGCTTCCCCTGCTGCCCGTAGTTGGCACTGCTTTCCCCGACTATCTCAACCAGTGGGACGCTTACAATCTCCCAGAAGTCGTCGAGTGTGTCAGTGAGGGTCACATGGCAGGCGTCTATCTCATATGACGCGGCAGCGTATGGAGCCCATGTCTTATAAGCCACCTGTTGGTAGGTGTTCAGGTCAGAGCGGAGACCTGAACCTATGCCGACGCCAACGTCGTGACTGAAGAAGCCCGTAACCGGGAAAGAGTTCGCATCCCCGTAGTTGACGCAGGCGATTACGTGGTGAACGGTGAAGTTGTTTGAGATCGGGATAACCCTGCGGTCCACCATCATCGTCTGGTAGGGGGCGGTGATGTATGGCTGCGTGTTTATGTTAGCCGCCTTGATGTCACCGTCCCGGTTTCCCCACATGGGGACGGCAATGACCTTGTAGGCTGTCCCGTCTGTAAGGTTCTCGTCGGCGGGCAACTCAGAGTGAATGTTGTACCCGCCCCTGAGCTTGTCTCGAAAGACTTTGTCTATCTTCCCAAGCGCGGTCTGGATGCCGTCGTATACGGGCGTGTTGTCGTCTGCCGTTATGGTGTCGCCTGGGATTGGCGCCGTTACTGTAATCGGCGTCGTCTGGACCGCCCCATCACGAACAGACGGAATGTTCTGCACGTACTTGCTGTTTCCTGGGTCATGAACGTCACGGGGCACCAGCTTGGTGCTAAGCTTCATCCAGACGTTCAGGTTTGGGAGCGCGAGGGTATAGGTTTCTCCAATATCTGGAGCCACAACCCGCAGGATATACGTCCTCATTGGACTAAGCTCTGCGCTTATCTCTGAGTATGTCTGGGGGTTTAGCCCCGTCTCCCACGCCACCGCCGGGATGGCGTTAGACCAGACGGTTGAATACCTGGTCTGGTCCGTTACTGCGTAACCATTAACGCTCTGCTCGGTCTCAAGAATTGAGACCTCAAGCTTATAGTCAGACAGTGCCCCAAAGTAAGCCTTGCTCGCGTCGGCGTCGTTCCATGCACCTATCCCAGCAAGCTCGTCATGAGAGTCGAAGTAGAACCCGACGTCTTCAATCTTGAAAACCAGGGTCTCTTGCCCCGCATAGGCGTTCGTCCAGATAGAGTCGTCCTGGTACGCCGGGAGGACGAACGGTATAGATGTCGCCAGCCGGTTGGCGTCGAAGTTTGGAACGGACAGGTGAATAGTGAACGGGCCGTCTGGTGCCGCAAGTTGGTCAATCACCACCCCGTCAGCAGTCCCGGCCTTGGCTGTAAGGTTCTCCAGGGTCGAGGCGACCGCCGTATAAACGTGCCCCACCTGTAGCTTTACGCCCCTCGCCAGCCTGTTAAAGGTGTGCTTCATCAGACAATCTCTTCGAGGTAGTGGACAGTCATTCCCGGCACAATCGTCTGGTAGGGGCGCACGGTCCAGCCACCGACACTCTTTGGTATCACAACCTGATACAACACTCTCGCCCCGGCTGGTATCGCAACCCCAAGATTCTTGAACGAGATAATGTTCCCGGCGAGCGTCTCCGTGTGAGCCGGGGCCATGTCAGCGGTCGGTGCTGCCGACGTGCGTCTAAACGGCCACGCATCATCAGAAATCAGGTGCTTGACCGCCTCGAAGCTGTTCAGGTGCCTATCCTGGCCCTCCCCGTCAGCATTGACGCTAATCAACAGGTGTATCGCGTTGTCAGTCAGCGCGTTAATAAACACCGAATCGGTCACCGCGTTGAAGTGCAGTTCGTTGACTATGCACGGGGCCACATGATGAACACCCGTAGACCAGACGAGCTGGTCACCCGTTGCGGGAGACGCGATGTTGTCGTTGTAGCACCCCTTGATTCTGACCGGGTTGACAACCTTGTCCAGGCCACCAGCAACAACCCATGGTGAAGAGTTATACAGAGGCCCCCACGGATACGGGAAGAAGAGCCCTATGCCCCCCGGCATGAATCCCAGGTGAATTGTCTGCTCTGCGTATCGGGGCAAGATGTCGCCACGAGGAACCGCGTTGATGCGCCCTTCGACTGTATCGAGGGCGCCCTGGATTCTAGACCCGTCAACGGTTGTGCCCTCGCTGAACTGCTCTCTGATGATGCGATTAGACTTCATGAATCACACCTCCCCAAACAGGGTGACGTTTAAGTGGGGCCATCCAGTCTCATTTACGCCTGATACAACGGTAACATCGGTGGCCAGGTTGGCAGCATCGTTAACCACCGCATTCAACGCCCCCTGCATCACGCCAGTATCCTCATCTGACCGGAACCTGCACCCAAGAAAGGTGGCTTTAGAGCCTGCGGCAACGGTAACAAAGGCTGTCGTTAGGTTCGTGCCGGCGTCTCGAATGAAGGTGCAGCCTCTGAACATCGCAGGCATTGTGCCCGTAACCTCGACGAGGACGCCTTCACCCTTGAATGTAACCCCCTCAATCGTGGCTCCGTCTGTAGCCTTGACCAGGCTGCCGAACTGGGCACCCTGGACTGCCTTAATTTCGGTATGCGGGGCGTCGGACGTGTGCCCCTTGAAGTCTCCATCTATCAGAATGGTCTCGTCACGCTTCAGGCTGTGCCTGATGGAGTTCTCCTGGACCGTTAATCGGTGGTAACTGTCCACGATTCCATCATTACGGAGGTCTGTCAGGCTCTGACTTCCCGGTCTAAGTAGTCTGAACATGGCTATCTGCCCCTCCTTCGGGCGCCGCCGATGACCTTGTATGTCATCTTCGCCGCGTGGAGTCTGACAGACTCGGCCTTATCCTTGATGAAGCCGAAGAGAATGACGCCAATACTGCCGCCTCTGGCACTGGTGCTCATTGCTATGGAGTCGACCTGCTCGTTGTCTATGAGGAGGTCTCCCGTCGCAGCAACTGCGGGGTCGCCGTATTTGGCGATGCTGAAGACTTTCTGGACCATCACCCCCGCAGAGTTCTGGATTCTTGTGCGTATGGAGATCTTCTCTGGGACCGTAGAGACGCCGTCTGTGCCATCAACCACCTGGCTGTTATAGATTCCATTATCTGAGCCGAATGCGGCGTTGTAGAGGCCGTATGGATAGGGCGTTGTCCCCGTCTCAGCCTTTCCGTGTGACGTTATCCTCGTGTAAAGCCCTCGTGTCCTGACCTGGTCGCTGTTGTCAGAGCGCATCGTCGGGGCCTTGTAGAGGTAATTCACGGGCTGGCCGAGACCGTATACTGCCGGCTCTGGGGCATAGCTGAGTTCATTCACATACACACTGGCATTGAAGTTGGTGGGACCCACCTTGCCGTCCGCAATTTCTGCCACGTAGCCGCCGGGGCTCGCCCAGGCAAACGTGTTGGTGGGTTTCGTTGCGTCAACTGGCTTGAACTTCACATATATCAGCGGGTTTTTGTGGCGAAGGTTTAACTGCTGCCGCGCCGCGCCGACAGAGGTCCACTCGATCATGATTGTGTCACCGACACCGGACGCTACGCCCCCGGCGTGGTCCCACCTGACCGCATAAATCAATGATGCGGTGTCCTGTCTCTCATGAGGGAGTGAGTAGTCAAGCGCGGTCACCCCAGACAAAACGGGCTCCCAGTATGTGGTGTTGAATCCAAGCTCAAACTGCCAGTGTTTCGGCGCAAGCGCATTAACAACATCTGGTGGCACCCCGGAAAGCAGGAACACATACTCGCCAGAGGCGTTGATTTCGGTGAGTTCAAAGTAAAACGCCGTATCGCTGAGGGTCCCAAGGCGCACCCTGGAGATCATGTTCCTAACTATTACGTCTTTCTCGTTCTGAAAGCTGCCGTCTGTGCCGCCACCCCTCCCAAGCTCATAGATGCTGTATGGGCGGGCGGTCACCTCTGACACACCCTGCCCTGGATACTCTGTCGGGTTGTCCAGGGAGACTATATACGTCTCACCGAGTAGAGACAGGGCCTGGGCCTGATTGACGGGGGTCGTCGCCACCACTTTGGACGGGATTGGGCTGTAGAAGTAGTTCTCGAAGTCCCACAGGAGCCATGTGCGCTCACTCCTAACCCACACCTTGCTATCGAAGGTGCAGTATATCTCGTTGAAACGCTCGTTATAGCCGATATGCGGGGTTGCTGGCGGTGCACTAAAGCTCTCAGGCTGCTGGTTCGCAAGGTCCGTGAGTCCTGCCTGTGTCGCATAGTGGGAAAAGGGGTCTGAGACGCCCGTCGTCCAGTATTCCTGAATCGGGTCTGACAGTGTGGCGTAATCGAAGTTTGACGCAACCGTGTGAACCCCATGCTTTGAGATCCAGACAGGGGAGCCCTTCACGAGCATTAAGGCCGTCGGTGCCACACATCCAACCTCTGACGACATCTTCGTCAGCAGGCCACCGGCAAGCAGTCCGTTCTGGCTGAGGGCGGGCTGCACAACCCACACTTCATCCTCTGAGAAGATGTAGACCAACTCGCCATTCGAGGCCAACCCGGTGATATCAGACAGAACGGGGATGATGTCAGAGTTGCTGGCCTTGATGTTGTTGGGGAGAAAGGCGTCAGAGTAGAAGATGGTATTGCCAGAGGCGTAAACCAGAGAGCCCTGGTGCTCGCACATGGCAGAAACGCCGGCAAGGTCGCTGTTTGTGACGTAGTTAAAGGCTTCGGTGTTTAGGCCATCAGAGAAAACCACTGGGGTAACCGAACTTACCTCGCCCCTCGCTGGAGACCAATCGTAGTCATCCGCACCCTGAAGCTGGGCGTTGCGCTCAACAACCAAAGAGGGCCTGTAGACGTAGACCCCAATGTCATTGTTAGAAAAGTAGAGGTTCCCGGCCAACTCCTGGAAGGCTACAGGCTGGGCGCCAGACATCGTCCAATTCGCCGCCGCCTTATCAGCCGCCGTCTCGTAGCAAGCCTTCAGAACTCTCGTCTCATGGAACGAGCGACCACCGTCCCCGGTGACCTTGTGAAGAACGTGCTCAACGCGCACATTATCGTTAACATCGAAGACCGAGACAGAGTAGACTGCCGCGTATGTACCAACCTCTCGGCTCTCACCCGTGAACAAGTCCGCTGATAACACTGTAATTATCTGGGTATGGCCGAACGCTGTCTTCAGCGCGTAGCTTCCCAGGTGCTTCTTATATCCTAGAGGTGAAGACGATGACCCATTGATGGACATCGTCGAATCGCCCCTATAAAGAAGCCCGAATCCAGACCTTACCGCCCAAGAACCCTGGCGGTTCTCCATATTACGAACAAAACTACCGTCATTCGCGGGGTCTAGGGACACCGTTGGACTTAGGATGTCCAGTTGTTGCTTTGGTGTCGCCACAGAACTACTCCTGAACCCACTGCGCCCCTCGTGGAACCCTCGTACTCGCCAAGAAAGCCTTCATCTCCTGGGTAAACGACGCTGTCTTGGCTTCGAGTTGCTCATTCACCCCGTTGTCGATGACGCTGTAATGCTTAGCGGCAAACATGGCGATGAGGGGGTGGAACTGCGGGAAGTTGTCCACAAACAGGTCAACGCCAGCGAAGTTGACGTCAGACTCTTTGAGGTAATTGACCCGAATCGTACCCGTCTGGTCTGTGGCAAAGCGAAGCGTTGAGGCCCTGAGCCATGCGATAGGCGTTGCCAGGATTGGATACGGGTAGTCTGTGATGTTCGTGTTGTCTACGACGAGGTCATAGTAATACGAGACGTCAGTGCCAGACATCATCGCCACAGAGTGGAGCTTGAGCATCGTTCGCGTTGAGGTGGTGATAGAGTTGCTCAACAAGACAGAGCCGGCATCGTCAGGGACAAGCGTACTCAAGTCGATGGTCCGCACCCCGGCGAGGGTGTAATCAACAGACGACACCATATCGAGGGGCGTCTCCTCGAACGCGATGGTTCTGAACTCGTTGTGGCCCAGGGTGAGGAAAAGGGCCTTGTCTGCGGCGTTGACGAAGGTGTTGTCGCTCTCGTCGATGACCATCTCGAAGTAGCGCATAATCTCTGTGGTGTTCACGGTATCTCCCCCGCAGCCTCTGCGTTCTCTTCAAGGATAGCCTGGGGGTCAAACCCTGCGTTGGAGGGTATGCGCCTAGCTGAGGATGGCTCAGGAGCGGCACGCGGATAGACAACCGGCTTTCCCTCAAGACCCTGAAGGACAGCATCGTCGAGGGGGACCAGCAGAGAGTTGAGTATCGAGGCGATGACGTCCTGCGTCTCTTCGGGGAGGTCGTAGTAATCACCGCTCTTGATGAAGCTGCTGAACACGCTCTTGAATGCGTCGATGTCATCGTTAGCCATGATTTCAATCTCATAGCCGGCGATGACTGCTGCCAGTGCCTCACGAGCATGAGACATGGTGGCGGCTTTCTCCAGCCGGTAGCCGGTCCCTGTCTTGAAAGACAGTTCCCGCATGGCGGTTTCTTTGTCGATTAACTGAAGCTGGAAAAGCTCAACAACCTGAGCGTCTCTGGTCTGCTTCGTATCCTGGAACATCGAAGATGAGTTAATGAAGACGTCGGGGTCGTCAACGATGTTTGAGCTTTTGAGTTCCTTGAAGACCGCCTTGCCGTAAGTATCGAACATTGCAACCATTTTGCCCTCGGTGTAGTGCTGCTTCATAAGCTGCAAGACCTTCCCGAAGGTGTGCGCGGTGGTTGATTCGATGCTGTTCTGGGTCAACTGAAGCTGGCCTGTATCCTGTGCGGCGAGGGCCTCGATGGCTTTCCCAGAGGTGACGCCAACGGTCCTCTTCCCCATTGAGATGTTGTGGATTCCGGCAACGTCTTGGATCTCAGACTGTAGGCGCTGAATGTTGTCGAAGACGTATGAGGGGAGCGGCGCCGCAGGTAACTGCTGAGGCGTCCCGCCGGCAGGGTTGTAGTAAATCTTCTCCCCAGCCTTTCCCCTGATGCTGTCTGCGCTCACCCCGGAGGTCTTGGGAATGAGCCACTTCGGGTTCGACATCAACTCCACGTTCTTGAGAACCTGGGTTCTTGCCTGGTTGTAGAGGTTTTGAAGCTCCAGGCAGGGCTCGATGAGGCCGATGCCCCAGAACTCTCGTGGAAGCTTGGTGTACCTGCTGATGCAGACGGGGTGGCTACCGTCCCATTCGCCCTCATAGAGGGCTTTTCCGTCGAACATGATGACATGCCTGCCATCGTCGGCGTAAACCTCGAATATCTCACACCTGTCAGCCAGGGTCTCTTCGGCTGGCTTGTCGTCAGGCTTGACGGGGGTGTAGTCCTCAATCCGAGACTTCTGCTTGGGATACGCCTCTTCGAGAACCTCCTTCTGTACGAAACTACGAACAGCGACGAATCGGGACTCTTCAAGATTGGTGGCCCCAACCTCGACGAAGAGGTCGTATGGAGAGACGCTCTTAGTCGTAACCCTGTCCTGGTCGGCATCGTAGTAGGTATGGAGAGCCGAAGTGCCGAACTGAACGAGGCTCAAGATGTGCTCGTTCAGGGTGTCTTTCATGTTGTCGTTATGAAAGTTGTACTGAATTGCCTCTTCGCTCAACTCTGCCTTAGCGATGTCTTCGCTCGAAGGTGAGGCCGGGAGGACGCCCACTGAGGGGTAGATAATCTGGAGCTTGGCAACAACGGTGCGCTGAATGCCTAGAAGCCTGTTGATGACAACGCGGCTATCGCTGCGCTGGCGCCTGATGAACTGGTTAATCTTCCGGTCAAAGCTCAGGGATTGCTTACCAGCCACGTATCTGGAGATAAGGTCCCAGGTTCTGACAAGAGGCTCGCGGTCCTTTTTGGAGGCGGCGACAAGTCTTGCGAGGTCTCTAATTTCCATCATATGAGATTACCGCTGTCGTCATAGTCCCAGCTAACGCCATCCGAGTAACCCCCGAGAACTCTCTTAATAATCTCTGCCGACCTCGGATTGTCGGCAAGTTTCGCCAGACCTGCTGCGCCCCTGCCCATCCTCGCTGGCCGCTCAGTGCCCTCGGCAAGCATCCCGACCACACCGCCAGCTTGCCCGCCGAGTGCGGCAGCACCAATCATTGTTGGGAGTGCCGCCTTCCAGGCAGCCAGACTTGCGCCTCCGGTCAATGGCGCGGCAGCAACGGCCCCAATGCCAGCACCAGCAGCGGGCAACCAGTCCGTCCAGCTAGACTCGTCCTTATCTGCTAACTCTTTGGCGGCTTGTTGTCTGGCAACAGACGTTGTTCTGCGTCCATATTTCATTCGGCCACCTCAGTTAAGGTCTAGCAAGTCTGCAACGGACTCAATTGGCGTGACTCCGATGTTCGCCTTTTCCTGCTGGTAATCATGCCATACGCGCCACAACAGGAGAGACTGGTTGACGAATGCGGGCAGCATTAGAAACGCAATCAAGCCAAGGTATGGCGCATATGGCATAAAACCTCCGTGGGGGGCGGGGAGACCCCTCTCGGGGCCTCCCCTCCGTGGGGGTCACGGTCAGGTAATGTTGATACCAGCAATCACCGCCTGGGCGTTGGGTCGAGTACAGGCAGTATTGTAATAATGCCTGTAGTAACCCTCGGCTGCGTCAGTGTTGGCAACACGAGACAGTGCGGAACCGTCGAAATCAGCGAATCCGCCCTGATCAAGCTGCAACAGCTTCCAGTGCTTGATTGACATGAGAACCATGCCGCCTCGGCCACATGCCCGACTTGAACGAATCTCCACTCCACCGTAGCTGAGCCCGGTGAAGCCGCCATCGCCCCGGGCTGCGCGGTCGCTGTTGGTCTGGATGTTGGCGGTCAACAGGGCCGTGTAGGTCTGTCGCTGCAACGGGTTCATGAAGATGGTGTCGATGTCCTCGCCGCTGGTGTTGAGGACGCCGTCGATAGCCTCCTGGATGTGGTCGAGGCTTAACGCAGTACGGATTGCGACATTCGTCGGCTTGAAACCGTTGCCGTTGAGCGGAGTCCCGGCCCGGGTGACGCCAAACAGCGCAGTCGAGGAAATGTTGCCGTAGATGCCGATTGGCTGCTCGGTGTATGCAACGCCCGCCTTGACACTGGTGAGTTCAAGTGCCCAGACCTTCGCGGCATCGCCAACTGCGATACCGGCACCAAGCGTAAGCTCGACCTGACATGCGGCGATATCGCCCGCATTGAAAAGCATGTTTGTTACGCCACCAGCCAATACGACGCCAGTATCAACGTCGATGAGGTCGGCGGTCGGATTACCACCACCACCGCCCGCGATTTCGGCCTGAAGCTTGGTCATGTCTCCAAAGAATGCGGCGGTGACGGCACCGGGGCCACCACCCTCATCGGCGGTGCGGAATGTGCAAAAGCCCACAACCTCGCCGCCTGAGAAGGCCGTCTGGTTCATGGTGTCACGGACGTCCTCAGTGAGGAGGTCCATGGAACCCTCCATCCAGTTGATGACCTGGTCGGTGTTGCCCTTGCGAGCAGCAGTCATGACCATTCCGTCGACCTGGAAGCGGGCGAGGAGGCGTCGGGCTTCGACGGACAACTTGGAGAAGGTCTGCTCCGTTGCCGTGGGGACGGCCCCGGCGTCGCTGTACGTTACGCCACCACTGCCCCCGGTGACTCCGGTATGGACGGGAATGATGGCGACACGGCCAGCCCAGTTGACGCGGGCCTTCTCGAAAAGATCGAGGGCGATTGTTTCTCTATTAAGCTGTTCCTGTACTGGTGACAGGAAGAACTCTTTGAGAAGTTTTCCGATTTCGGTTGTAGACAGAGGCATGAGTTTGAGGCTCCTTAGCTAAGCTTGGCGATAGCCGCTTGTACTGCTTTGTACCGGCTATCCCTATCGAGGGTTTTAGGTGCCTCCACTGTTTTGGAAGCACCCGATGTCTTTGGGCGCGGTGGCCCCGGCTTTGCGACTGGCGCCGCGACTTCAACTGTCTTCATGTGCTCTGCAATCGCCTTTTCCTGAACCTCTGCGATGTAACTGGAATACCTTTCCGCCACAGTCGCAAGTTTCTCGGTCGGGTTCTGCACCACAGCCTGAATTAACAGTTCACGCGGTACGTTGGGGTGCTGCTCCAGAACGCTGCTAAGCTCTTGTTCTAACAACGCTTTCTGTTGCGCCACCTCAAACCTGTTGAGCCGCTCGTTCAGTTCTTCGTACTGATTTGGTACGTCGTCTGACAGCGCCTCGTCTAACCAGTCCTTTTCTTCTACTGGCTCTTTGGGAGCTTTCGCACGCCGGGATTCTTCGAGCTGAGCAATAAGCTCCGCATTCTTGTCCCTAAGCGCCTCACCCTCTTCTCTAAAAGAGTTTCGGGCTTGGATGATCTTCTGAAACCTCTTGTAAGGCACAGCATGACCATCAACATCGTCTCCCTCTTCATCGTCGCCTCCGTCCTCAGTCGCCTCGGTCTCTTCCTCGGCTTCCTCGCTAGGTGATGAACCCTCTTCAGAAGCGGCCTCTACCTCTTCTGATACATCGTCTTCTGACGGTGACTCTTCCTCTACCTCTTCGACTGCTTCTGGCTCTGCCTCCGCAGCCTCTGACAAACGACTGGCGAGGTCGTCAATAGCGCCTTCATCTAACAGGTTGCTCATTGGTTTCCCTACGATGGGCTTTAGACCGCCCAAAGATGGTCTTATTATGTCACCCAATCATACTCAGAACGCTCTCGAATGTATAGCCGTCGTTCTTGCTGGGATTGTATCTCTTCCCGTGAACGGCCTCCCATTTGATAACTTCTGCGACAGACAGGGGTTTTTTCAGCTTTGTGGCTTGGTAAATATAATCGGCCTGCTCATACGCAACGTAGGCCAAAGCCAATGCGAAAATCATGTCATCATGACACCCGGTATCATGCCGGGGCTTCCCGTTCACATACACGAACGTGTTTAACTCATGCTGTAATCTTTGGTCTGTGACTGTAATCTTTTGGCCCAGGAGAAGCTCATGGAGGGAAGCCATGAGGAGGGCGCGTGTCTTTGTGTTGGTGTTGAACCCTAGTTTCTCGGTCAGCTCTGACGAGGTTTTGTCCTTAATCATGCGCCGATAGAGGTGCGGGTGTCCGAATCTCTTGAGGTGCTCGATGACGGCGTAGCCTGTGGACGCGGCTTCGACGTTTACCATGGCGTTGTATTTGGTTGCCGTGGCTAGAACCTGGCACGCGAAGTCCTGGACGGGTTCCTTTTGGTAGTATGTGGCGACAATCTTGGGTGGTTTGGCCCGTGTCATGACAACGAAGGCTGAGTAGTCGCCTTGTGGTCCACCTTCGGCGGCATCGACGCCCATGAGATATGGCTGCATGGCGTTGGGGTCTTCGTACTCGATGAGACCTGGGGCTACTTTGGCGCCGGGATAGGCTAAATCGAAAACGCGCTCACCGCTGCTGATGAAGCACGATACGGGGTCACCGGCATATTCCTGTCTGAACGTGGCTGTAGAGTTGGCGCACTTCGTTCTGAGGGTGTGTATCGCCCAGTTCTTCTGTCGTTTTGTCAGGGGTGGGAGAGAGTGAAGGAACTCTTTCTCTGAATCTGACGGGGGCGG